CGTGTAAGTCACATGATTGTTAATATGTGGATGGACGGTCCAAATGGTTATGGTAAATTAAAGATTTTACCTACACCAATGGGACAACTAATTCGCACCATGTTAGAAAGTGGTGTGAAATTAGGAGTATCAAGTCGCGGATCCGGAAACGTCAGAGATGACGGTTCCGGTGAAGTATCGGATTTTGAGATTATCACAGTAGATATGGTAGCTCAACCTAGTGCCCCAGGAGCATATCCTACACCAATCTATGAACACCTGATGAACAGTCGTGGTGGTTATAGTGCCTTACGCATAGCGCAAGAGGTTAAAGGTGACCCGAAAGCACAAAAATATCTCAAAGAGAGCTTATTAGGCATAATAAGCAAGCTCCGATAACAAGAGGAGAATCACATGTTGGACGCATTAAAGAATCTGTTTGAAAATAACGTGATTTCTGAAGAGATTAAGGCTGATATTGAGGCAGCTTGGGAGACTCGTTTAACCGAGGCTCGTACACAAGTTACTCAACAGTTACGTGAAGAATTTGCTCAACGCTACGAGCATGACAAACAAGTCATGGTTGAAGCAATTGATCGCATGTTAAGCGATCAATTAAAAGAGGAAATTGCTCAATTTGTAGAAGATCGTAATCAACTAGCAGAAGCAAAAGCTAGAGTTGTGGTAGAAGGTAAAAAAACTGCCAGCGTAATGAAGGAATTTGTTACACGACAACTAGCTGCTGAAGTTAAAGAATTACACGAAGATCAAGTACAAATGGCTTCTAAGTTTCACACACTTGAGAAGTTCGTAGTAGAAGCCCTAGCTCATGAAATTGCAGAATTCCATACAGACAAGAAAGATCTTGCAGAAACTAAGGTAAAACTAGTTCGAGAAGGCCGTCAGGCTTTGGCAAGCATGAAAGAACAATTTGTCAAACGTGCAGCTACACTAGTCGAGAATACAGTTGAAAAGACTCTTACCAAAGAGATTGGTCAGCTTAAAGAAGACATTGAAGCAGCTCGTAGAAACGACTTTGGTCGTAAGTTGTTCGAAGCATATGCTAGCGAATATCAAAACAGTTATCTTAGTGAGAAATCAGAATCAGCCAAATTGCTCAAAGTCATAGACCTGAAAGAATTAGAACTAGCCCAAGCTAAAAACGCTGTAGCAGAAGCTCGTTTAATCTCAGAAAGCAAAGAAGCAGAAATAAAAGCTCTAATGGAGAGCAAGCAACGTCAAGCAATTATGAACGAATTAGTAGGACCTTTGGCTAACGGCCAAAAAGCTATTATGAGTGAGTTGCTTGAAAGTGTACACACAACAAAGCTACGTAGTAGTTTTGACAAGTACCTACCAGCCGTAATTGCTGGCGAAGCTCCACAAAAGAAAAAACAGGCATTAGTCGAGGCAAAAGAAGTAACAGGCAACAAAGAACCCCACAGCGTCAGTAGCAGCAATCACGACAGTAATATTTTTGATATGCGTCGTCTAGCTGGAATTAAACATTAATTAGGAGAAAATAAATGTCAGAACTACTAACAGGCCGTTGGGCAGAGACTAAAGAAGCTCTTTTAGAAGGCCTTCAAGGCACAAAGAAATCTGTAATGGCAACTACGCTAGAAAATACTCGTAAGTATCTAGCTGAAAGTGCAACAGGTGGTGCTACTTCTGCCGGAAACGTCGCAACTCTAAACAGAGTTATTCTACCCGTCATCAGACGTGTAATGCCAACCGTTATCGCTAACGAGTTGGTTGGTGTACAACCAATGACTGGTCCAGTCGGTCAAATCCATACTCTACGTGTTCGCTATAGCGACACAGCAGGTAGTGGAGCTTCTGGTGCCACAGCTGGTGAAGAGGCGTTAAGCCCATTCAAGATTGCTGAAGCATATTCTGGTAATACTTCAACTGGTAAGGCAGCTGCCACAGCCGGTCTAGAAGGTGTTGCTGGTAACAGACTAAGCATCCAGATCTTGAAACAAACAGTTGAAGCTAAGACACGTAAATTGTCAGCTCGCTGGACATTCGAATCTGCACAAGATGCACAAGCCCAACAAGGTATTGACATCGAAGCAGAAATCATGGCTGCTCTTGCACAAGAGATCACAGCTGAGATTGATCAAGAGATCATTGCATCTTTAACAACACTAGCTGGTACGCAAAACTTACAAGCCTACGATCAAGCTGCTGTTTCTGGTACTGCTACTTTCGTTGGTGATGAGCATGCTGCTTTAGCAGTTATGATCAACCGTGTTGCTAACACAATCGCCCAGCGTACACGTCGTGGCGCAGGTAACTGGGCAGTTGTAAGCCCAACAGCATTGACAATCCTACAATCTGCTACTACAAGCGCATTTGCTCGTACAACAGAAGGTACATTCGAAGCACCTACAAACACTAAGTTTGTTGGTACATTGAACAATGCTATGAAGATTTATGTTAACACATATGCAGGCAACGACACAGTTCTAGTTGGTTACAAAGGTGCTAACGAGAGCGATGCAGCAGCATTCTATTGCCCATACATTCCATTGATGAGCAGTGGTGTTGTTCTAGATCCAGCAACATTCGAACCAGTCGTATCATTCATGACACGTTATGGTTATGTAGAGTTAAGCAACACTGCTTCTTCTCTAGGTAATGCAGCTGACTATCTAGGTACTGTAACTATTGCTAACGCAGTATTCAGTTAATCAACTTACCGTAAGGTAGTTAATTATAAAGGGCTCTTCGGAGCCCTTTCTCTTGATCTGATAAATACTTTGTATGACTTACACGGGGTAAGTTTTATGCGGAAATCCAACCGCGTACGGTCTAGAACACCGTTTTTCTTAAGGAGAAAACAAAATGGGACGTCCAATTAATAAAAGATGGTTTGGTACAACAGGTACTGGTACAGGTACTGGTTTATTTACAGGCAACAACTTGCCTATTAGATTTAAACTAGGCGGCACAGTTTACGAAGGTTACATTACTAAGCAAACAGGTAGTAACCGTTATAAAGTAAGCACTGACGACGGCACAACTGCTACAGGTACTGTATATTTGAAAAATGCAATTCTTCCAGCAACTAACGGTGATGCAGCTTTAGTAGGTATACTAACACCATCAGGTGGCGGAGTTTCAACAGTTCTTATTAGAGATTTAAGAAGTCGCATTGCTATTGACTATAGCGGTAATCGCTATAAGTGGACTTTACAAGATGACTCTACAGAAACATTAATTCGTTTAACAGCAATCTAATATGACTATAAAGGTAGTTAACGTCAGTGCCGGCGACTATAGGGTAAACGTCCAAAGCGGCGGCACTATTACATTAAACACTGGCTCTCAGGCTGGAACAGTTGTTATCACCGGTGACTTATTAGTTGCTGGTAATACAACAACTGTTGAGTCTGAGACAATGACTGTTAAAGATAATATTATTACAATTAACAGTGGTGAAGCAAGTGCAGGCGTTAATGCAGCGTTAGGGTATCAGGCAGGTATTGCAATTGATAGGGGATCACTGCCTGATACATTTATTTTATTTGATGAACAAGTAAATCATTTAAATGCGTCAGGTATTTCTACACAAGGTACTTTTACTTTTGTAAATTCAAGTAGTGGACTAGTTGGAATTCAAACACCAAGCATTAATACAGAAGGCCAAAATCTTTATTTAATTAACAGTGGTACAGGTTATGTTACAGTGACGGGTACTAATCAATATGAAAGACGAATATTAGATTACGCAGCATGGGATGCAATCGGAAATCCTAGACCAATATATGATCCTGGGGTCATTGCATTGATTGCTGATGAAGATGGTCTAGTAAATGCACAGGCATTGGAAGACTATGTTGATGCAAAACTATATGCATTTAGGTCTGGTACTGCTATTGCAGAACTTGATACATCTGTAGAAACATTTGATAGTTCAGCAGGGCATGCTCCTAGTAGAATTGTGTTTACAGTTGACGGCACTGAACGAGGACAATTTAATAATTCAGGTTTTGATGTAGACGATATTAACATACATCAAAACATTATTACAACAAGAAATACAAATGCAGATCTAGTATTAAGATCAGCATCAGGGCTAATAGAATTAGATGGTTATTTAATTTTAAGAGATCAACCAATTGATATTAATGTAGAAGTAGGCACAGCAAGTGTCTACACAAAATCAACCACAGGTGGCGGTGATACAGGTTTATATTTTGTAAATACAAAAGTTGACACAGATGGCTCATCTCTCAAAGTGTTACAAGACGAACTTGTAAGCAGAAGAAGAGCACTAGTGTTTAGTTTTATATTTTAAGGACAAAAAATGGCAATTCAGAGTACAGCAATAGGAACAGGAAACACTGACTTATATGTCAGTAATGGCAATACGGCTGTAACCTGCATTTGGGTATGCAATACAGTTACCTATAATCCCGTAAGCCCAACAACTGGATTAACTTACTTAGACTTACACTTTGTTAAACAAGGTGACGGTATTACTACAACAAATTTAATTGTTAGTCAACTAGCTGTACCTGCAGGTGAAACGGTAACATTTGACACAGAAAAAATAATTTTAGATAATGGTGACAGAGTTGTTGCAAGTTCGGCTGCTCCTGCTAATCTAGTAGCAACAGTTTCATCAATTGACGTATAATGAGATATCTTAAAAGAACTACTCTCAATAATAAGACAGTAACTGGAAACCGTGATCTATACATTGATCAAAGCGGTGAAGTGGTTATTAACTTGCCATATAGTCTTACACTACCTCGCGGTAGCAATGAAGATCAAAGTCCTGACGATTCTACACTTCCGTCATATGTTAACGGAATGATTCGTTACAATACAGACACTGAAGAATTTGAAGGCTATCAAGCTGGTGCATGGCGCAGTTTTAGATTTAAAGAACCTAGTAAAATTTTACTTCAAGATGCCGGCACTGGTGATGCTGTAGAAACAGTGTTTTCATTAACACCTGGTCCATTTACCTATTATGCAACTACTCAGTCAGACATGACATGGGACGCAGGACAGATGGCTAAAAATTTAGTTGTCTATGTAGGGCAGGTCCCGCAAGTTGGTACAATTAATTTTACAGTTGAACAAAGTTCCGCAGGTAGTTTAGCTGGACCTAACGCACCTTATGCCGATGGTACCTATATCAAATTTGGTACTCCTCCTCCTAATACTCAAAAAATTTACGTGTTCCACGGATACGATCAATAATTTAACCGCTAAATATTGTATTGGAGCGATAAATGCCTAGTACAGTTGGTAAAATTAATGGTCAAATGCTTGAAAACAATCTACTTCGCAATGGCGTAGATCTAGCGTTTGATACAGACTTAATATATCTTGATGTAAATAGTGGTCGTATTGGTATTAACACTGATACGCCTTTTAGACCATTACTGGTTAACGGTACACTAAGCTCAACTGATGTGTTGGTTGACACTGGCACGATATCAAATTTTAGTTTTGCCTTAAACACAATTACTAACGATGCTAGTGAAATATCAATCTCAGCAACTGGTCCAGGCGCAACTATTACAGCAGGCGGCATAACAACAGATGGTATATCTATAGACGCCAACGGTATTAGATCTCTACGGTCGAACGAAGATATTGATCTAACTCCTGCAGGCGCCGGAGTAATAAACTTATTAACTAACACTGAAGTTAATGGGTCTGTTCATGTAACTGGCAATGTAACTTTTGATGGAAATATTGTATTTGGAAATAATGATTTAGATTCAGTTTCTTTAAGTGCAGATATAAATTCAAATATCAATCCTGATCAACCATCTACGTATGACTTAGGTAATATCAATAGACGATGGAATAATTTATATACAGAACTAATAAATGGTAGCACTCTTACAGCAGGTGGCGCATTAATAGGTAACATAGACTTAGGTCTTCGTCATGGCAATACATGGTATGTAGCTACTAACGGCAGTTCTGGTAATGTTGGAGATCATCCTAACGGTCCCTTTGACACTGTTGAAAAAGCTCTGTCAGTAGCCACGTCCGGAGATACTGTTTTAATATATCCCGGAACTTATTATGAACTATTACCTCTTACTGTGCCGGTAGGAGTCACTGTAAAAGGCATAGGAATTAGATCAGTAACAATTAAACCTGATACTTCTAGCGGCGGTGAAAATGTATTTTTGCTCAATGGAGAAACAACCGTTGAAGATTTAACTGTTGCAGATTTTTTCTATGATAGTATTAACGATACAGGATATGCATTTAGTTTTGCTCCAGGATTTATTGTAACAAGTCGCAGTCCTTATGTTAGAAACATAACAGTAATAACTACAGGCTCAATTACTAGTGGAACTGACCCACGAGGCTTTGCCGCAGGCGATGCAGGTAAAGGTGCTAAAGTTGACGGATCACTAGCCTTAGCCGGAACTAATGAAGCAAGTATGCTGTTTCATAGTTGTACGTTTATTACTCCAGGTGTTGCTGCTATAACAATGACCAATGGCGTCAGAATAGAATGGTTAAATTGTTTTACATACTTTGCTGAACGAGGGTTATATGCAATACGAGGTACCGGCCGAGTAACACAAGACGGCAGTACACTAAGATACGGAGCAGAAATTAGGTCTATTGGCTCAGCAAATATTTATGGCACCTACGGAGCAGTAGCTGATGGTGCAGATACATTAATGTATCTAATCAGTCATAATTTTGCATACATTGGACTAGATGGCAATAGCGAAAACGATCCGTCATCGGCTATACAAGTTAACGAAGTTGTAGAACTTAATAGTGGAGTGGTACATTATCAAACCGTTGACCAGTCTGGAAATTATAGAATTGGAGACCTTGTAACAATTGAGCAATCTACTGGTAAAATTATTCTTAATTCTGTAGCAATCTCCAGCACAAACATAACAGTTACTGACGGAGTTACTTCAACTTATATTGACGCTTTTGAAGTTACTACTGGTAATATTACTGTAAGTGGAAACACAATTCAAAGTAATACTGATGGAATGATACTAACTGCAGCTAACACTGATTTAGACGTAACATCAAATCTAACT